AATTAAATATTCTTTATATCTTTTTTAAGGTTTAATATATATTTTATCAGTAACATCACTTGGGTCAAAACTTTTATAACCTTGCCAAACTGAAGGTTCGTTAAACATACTGCTAAATGTTTTACTTGGTCTTAAATCAAAAATATTTTCTACATATTTTTTTCTTCTCAACCCTTTATTTTCATCAGCAAGTTTTTGATATACTGTTTTATAATTTGAAGTTGTAGCTCTAGTTACATATACTGTTATTAATATAATACCTAGTAATAATATTATTACTGATATATTATTTAATGATATATTCATTATAATATAGTACATTTTTAATATTTTATAATTAAATAATTATTTAAATGATGAAATATATTCCCAATTTAATACCTTGCATATCTTGGCCCATATATTATCATTTTCCATAATCTTATCAGGATCTTTATGTAGTGCAAAACAATCCAATAAATGATCTAATTCTAGCAATTCACAAAACTTGTGTAATACATATGAATATGATAAGAAATTTTTCCGTCCATCCTGTTTATATGTTTCCCAAGGGTCTTGTATTTTAATAAACATTGATATAAAAATCTTTTCCATATCTCTTGTAATTTTCGGTGGTGGTAAATTATTTAATTTATTAATAATATATGCAACATGTTCATAATAAATATTATAATCTAATTTCTTTAAAATAACTTTCATATTTTTCTTATTTAATATTGATAAATCTGTAATTCTATTCTTATTCAATTCTTTTACTATATCAATGAAAACTTGTTCTGGAATATCAGGACTCTGTTTTGCTTGAAATTGATTTAACCATTCTCTAAAATGATTTAATCTTCTGTATGGTGAATAATCCTTAATCTGTCTCTCTTCATCTAAAATTATCATTTCACTATCACCACAACAAGGGCAAATATATGCACTTTCTGTCATATCAAATATTTTTTCAATAGTACATTCATTACAATATTTAATTCTATTAGATCCATCATCGTGTACTGTACGGATACCTTCAATACGGTGACAATATTTTTCAAATAATTTTGCTTTATTAGTAACTTTTTCATTAGTTATATTTTTTTTCTCTTTTTCTTTTTTTGTACATAAAAAATCAAGAATATTTTTTGTTTCATTATTTTCAATATCTTTAACATCTCTTAAATCATAATATTCTGATATTAGATCACCTGCATTATCATAATAATCCATCTCCTCATAATTTTCCATAATAATTTTATATTTATTCTCAAGATCATCTTTTTTATCTAATAATATGGCACGCTCTTTCATATCATCACTACTAAAATCTTCGCGTTTTTTATCCATTGCTTTTATTTTTTCAGTCGTATTTTTAATTTCATTTAATATATTTTCAGAATCATTTTTTGTTGAATTAAATTTTTTAACCATAGCACGATGTTTATTATCTAACGTATTAGATTCTTTCATAGTATTCATCTTCATCTCTTTGTATTTTGTCATATTATTAGATCCAGACAGCATCTAATTATTAATATTATATACTATGAATACTTTAAATAATAATATTATATTATTATATTGATATCACAAAATTTTCACTTTCAGAATTAGTATGGTTATCATAATCGGTTCAATTTCTTTATCAGTCAAATCTTTATTATCTTCCTCTATTTTATCAATATTTTGTTTTCCCATAATATATTTAATAGTAAAACAATAATATTCCAAAATAAATTTTTTCAAATATAGAATATTATAATTTAACTTTCTTAATTTTACCATTTATATATTTTCCATATAAAGTCCCTTGTGTACCATCATCGTTTTTAATATATATCATCATATTATTTACAATATATGATATATTTTTTATTTTTATTTCATTAATTTCATTAGTTATACTATCACTATCTGATTCTGATTCATCTTTTGACTCGCTATTTATAATAAATATATCATTAAAATTTTCATATAATTCAATAACTTTTTCTTCTTTTTCTATATTTATTAATTTAGGTTCATTTGGTATAATATTATTTGTAAGTTGAAACCACGTTGATTGTGTAATATGCCGTTTATTAAATGTTAATGTATTCATTAATTCAACATATGCTTTCTTCCCTTTATTATTAACGATCACAAATTCAATCAGTTTATCAATATTATTTTTATATTCAATTGCTTTGCTAGTTTTTTTAGACTTTAATTTTTCATATAAAATTTTCATCTTATTAATTCCATCAACTAATATTTTATCAAAAAAATCTTTCTTACGTTGTTTTTCAATAATTAATGTATCTGAGTTCATAGTTGATATATATTTATCATTTAATGCAGTGGTACAAAATGTATGGTTTTCTGGATATTTCTCATTGAAATTTAATACTTCAACTAATCCTACAATACAATTTAACTCTTTATCCATTATATATTCTATCTCTTTTTCTGTTAACAAATGAATGTTTTCGTCACCTGGTTTTGATAGAAAATTATAAACGGCGCCTTTATTTATCATTCCATTGTTAATATTCTGAATATTTTTAACTGTCGTAGGTTTGTTTTCTAATATTTTTATTTTTTCAGTTAAAATATTTATTTTATTATTTATTTCTTTGGTTTCATTATTTTTATCATCTTTATTTATTTTGCATTTTTTCTCATGTTTCCACCTACTTTGATAATGTATGAAATTTTTATTACATTTATTACATTTATAATTTTTATGTTTTGGCTTATCAATAGACTTATCATGTAGCTTATCAGACTTATCAATCGACTTATTATTAATAGGATGAAATTTCTTATTGTGAATCCATAAACTTTGATAAGATGCATATTCTTTATTACATTTTACACAGTAATACTCCATATATCTTAATGTTATATATAGTGTTATATAAAATTATATTCTTATATAATTTTAAAAAGTTATATAATAAATATAAACCTCGCGCGCGAAATTTTTTTTAGAAATACAATAAAAAATTAAATTTGTTATTATCTATCATACCAGCTATGACATCTATAAACTATTATTAATCTTTCGTGATATTATCTCGGGAATATGAGTTAAATTGCATCCACAATAGTTACAGAGAACGATGTAATACTTGTGATACTGAATCCGAGACTTTTAACATCACGGAAGGTTAATAATAATATGTTTATTTTACAATCATAAAAATATTTAGATTTTTCATTATTTGAAAATATAAAAGTTTATCTTGGGAAAAAATATTTTAGAAATTTTCATTTTTATTAAAAAATATTTTAGAAATTTTCATTTTTATTAAAAAATATTTTAGAAATATTCGTTTTTTAATAAAAATTTATTTTAAATTTTTTTCTAATTATAGGTATATAATCTTCAATGGGTGGCGGTTTAATGCAACTCGTAGCTTATGGTGCTCAAGATGTGTACCTCTCCGGTAATCCTCAAATTACCTTCTTTAAAGTCGTCTACAGACGTCACACAAATTTTGCTGTTGAACCTATTCAACAAACATGGAACGGTGCTGCTGATTTTGGCCGCACAGTTACCTGCAACATCAACAGAAACGGTGATTTAATCACCAACATGTACTTAGCTGTCAACCTTGCTGCTACCAAAGCAAGCAACGTTGCTTGGGGCTATGTTAGACGTTTAGGTCACGCTTTAATCCAAGAAACCAAGATTGAAATCGGTGGTTCCAAGATTGATGAACAATACGGTGATTGGTTAAACGTCTGGTACGAATTAACCCACAAAGTTGGCCAAGAAAGAGGTTATGCCAAGATGATCGGTGATGATGCTGCTCTTACAACCATCTCAACAGCAGCCAAGAGTGCTTACATGATGTACGTTCCTTTACAATACTGGTTCAATCGTAACAACGGCTTAGCTCTTCCTCTTATTGCTCTCCAATACCACGATGTCCGTGTTACTTTAATCTACAACTCAATTGCCAACTGCGTTAACTACCAAGGCACATCTGCCCCTTCATTATCTGGTTTAATGGCCGATTCTTACTTATTAATTGATTATGTCTACCTTGATTCTGAAGAACGTAAGCGTTTCGCCCAAGCTTCTCACGAATACCTCATTGAACAACTTCAATTCACTGGTTCTGAAACATTAAACGCTCAATCAAACAAATACAGATTAAACTTCAACCACCCTTGCAAGTACTTAATCTGGGTTCCCCATTTATCCCAATATGCTACCCTCAACCAATACGTTGCTTACCCAACTGATGGCAACTGGGCTTCAGCCAAAGCATTATTCTGCAAATTAGTATGGTTAGCTTCCGTATTAGACAGTACCAGCACTTCAGCCCCCTACCAAGTTTCTATCCCTAACGGTGTTGCTGATGCTTCTGGTTATCAAATGGGTGAATTATTTGATTTACACGCCGAAGCTACTAAAGCTGCTAACTGGGCTGCTCAAACAGCCAGTAACTCCAGTTTATATGCTGTTGCCAACAAAATCAACGCTAAAATTGTTTCTAACGTTGTAGGTGGTCTTCAAGTTGCCAGTGTTAACGATGTTATCTTAGGCGATGTCTCAAGTGTAACAATGGCTGATCTTTCAACAACTGTTGCTAACTTAGTTAAATTATTACCCGGTGCTCCTTATGCCGCTGTATGCGCAGGTTTCTTATCAGCCGCCGGTGTCAGTATGGTTAACCAATTTAACTATGGTAACTACCTCGATGGCACTGATAACCCAGTTTGCAACGGCAAACTCCAATTAAACGGTCACGATCGTTTCCAAAACCGCGATGGTTTCTACTTTAACTACGTTCAACCCTACCAACACTTTGAAAACACCCCTGCTGATGGTGTTAACGTCTACAGTTTTGCTCTCCGTGCCCAAGATCACCAACCCACCGGCACTTGCAACTTTTCACGTATCGATAACGCCACTTTACAAGTCGATGTTGGTCTTGGCAACCAAGCCTCATCAGGCTATGCTTCCCAATACAACCTTGGCAACTCCAGCTCTGTCCTCAACATCTACACACAAAACTACAATGTCCTCAGAGTTATGTCCGGTATGGCCGGCACGGCATATTCAAACTAAACACTTCAATACATTATGTATTGGTTTTACATCATATTTTATATGTAATTTAATAAAATTATATATATTAATATAAAACCAACTATATCGTAAAAAGTTGGTTGAAAAAATAGAAAAATTGCACAAAAATACATTTAAATAATTATAATGTTATATTAATTATAATGACTAATAAAGAAAAATGGGATGAATTAACCAAGAAAGGACATATAATATGTAATAATTGGAAACGCGGGTGTTGGAATGAAATAACCGATGGATATAAACGTTGTTTATCTTGTAGAGAGAAAGAAAGAATCACTGAGAAAAACTTACGTGATACTAAAAAAAATAATTCAATAGAATATAATAAAAATAATGATGATAAAAAATTATGTAAACAATGTAATAGTGCATTTTTATTAAAAGATTTTAATATTGAAACAACTAAATGTTTATATTGTTATAATAAAAGTAAAGAAATTAATAATCAAAGGAACCCGCGTGATAAAGTTAAAACAAAGAAACATGAATATAAAAGCTCGGCAAAAAAAAGAGGATTAGTTTTTGAATTAACTGATACAGAAATAGAAAAAATGGTTCAATCATCATGTAATTATTGTGGAATTTATGATATGGAAAGTGTGTTAGGAATTGATAGAATCGATTCTAGTTTAGGTTATACAAAAAATAACACTGTACCATGTTGCGAACAATGTAATTTAATGAAACATATAAATAGTTATGATAATTTTATTGATATGTGCGAACATATTGCAACTATAAATAAACTTTATGATGGCTCTCTTAATTATTCATTATTTTCTATACCTAAAACACAACAATATATTAGTTATAAGAATACAGCAGATAAAAGAAATATAAATTTTAATCTAACTAAAAATGAATTTTTATATTTAGTTCTACAAAAATGTACCTATTGTCATTCAAAAGCCACAGGATACTATGGAATTGGTTCAGGTGGAATTGATAGAATTGACTCATCTAAAGATTATAATATAAATAATTGTGTTCCGTGTTGTTCTACATGTAATATTATGAAATTAAATTATACAAAACAATCATTTTTAAATAAGTGTTTAGAAATTACTCAGTATCAAAATAATAATAAAAAATTAGAAGATGATATAGTGGAATTTTTTAATAAATATTCTAATAATAAAGAAGGTGTTGCGCGAACCAATCCAACATTTTTCCATTCTAAAGATTTTTATGAATTTCGTAAATGGAATGGAACATTTGATGATATTATGAAAATTGATATTGAATTAGAATTTGTTGAAAATTCAGATCAAAAAGATTTATGGAATTATTATAGATGGACAATATCCTCACTGAGAACTTTTAAACCAGATAATTTTGTTGGTCGAGTAATGTGTATTTTAGTAAAAGATAAACATATAAATAAATATTTAGGTATTATGAGTTTAAGTTCAGATATTTTAAATATGGAATCAAGAGATAAAACAATTGGATGGACTACAAATGATAGAATAAATAAAAAGAAATTAAATTTATTATCAAATTTATCGACATGTGTTAGTATTCAACCATTTGGTTTTAATTTTAATGGTGGAAAATTAATAGCAAAATTAGCATTTAGCAAAGAAGTTATGGATAAATTTGAAGAAAAATTTAATAGCAAATTATTAGCTATTGTTACAACAGGGTTGTATGGTAAATCAGTTCAATATGATAGATTGAAAGAATTAAAAGAAATTGGTAAAACAAAAGGTAATTCTATATTTTGGATTCCAGAAGATATAACAAAAAAATGTAGACAATATATTAAAAATGTTCATAATATTAATAATACTAATTATAAAAAATTAGATGTTATTACAAGGACCATACAATTATTAGGTTTAGATAAAGAAGAAATACTTACTAGTAATTGTAAAGGTGTTTATTTGGGATTTACTAGACCCGATTCTAAAGATTTTTTATGTGGTAAAATTGATAAAGTTGAAGAGTATAAATTTAATACAGCTAAACAAATTTTCAATGATTGGTATAATAGATGGTGTAAACAACGTTATAATAATTTAGTTAAAACAAATAGATTTATAAATATAAATATTATTAAATCTACAGAAAAATGTAAAAGACAAACTGAAAAATTAAAAAAAGATTTGGGCGAAATAGAATATAAAAATATTATTAAACAAAAAAATCAAAAATCATATCTTAATAAAAAAGAAAAAATAGTAGATAAATTAGATAATATTAAGAAGCAAAATGAAGAAAATAAAATAGATACTATTAAACAACCCGATAAATCATACGATTTGCCTAATTATATTTCAATTTATAAAGATGCAACTGGAAATAATTATATTCAATTTAATAAAATTATAAACGAAAAACGTTATAATATAAAACAAAAAATAACTTCTAATGATATACAATTAGAGTTAGATAAATTAATAGATAAAATTAATGTTAAATTCATAGAAATTAAAATGCCTAAATTTACTATTAAGAATGCAGATATTTGGAATAAAAATATAGAAAATAATTTACCTTTTAATAATAAACCAATAATGCCAATAAATTTTTCGATTTGTAATGTTAATAAGATAGATTATATTCAATTCTGTAAAAAGATAAATGATGTCAGATATCAATATAAAGTTCGAATCAATTCACAAAATATTCAGTCTGAATTAAATAATTTTATAGATTATCTAAATGATAAATATGATCTCAAATTAATTAAACAAAATTATATTATAATAAATACAAATAATTGGAAATCTGTTAATATTATAGATATATAATTTTTTTTTTAGTAATGTAAAATAGAACCGATTGTATTTCCTAAAAAAACTATTTTTAATTTCTAAAGTACATAATTTATATAAAAATTGATATATATATAAATTAATTGTAATACAATTAATTTAATAAAATGGCTATGAATACTAATAAAGGATTTCGTAAAGGTGCGATTAAGGATCGGTCACAAGTTTATAACCCTAAAACAGAACAATATGTCAAGCGTGATACTACAACAGGAAAATTTATAGCAGTTTCTGATAATAAATTCAAAGGTGTTAGAAATGAACCAATAAAGAAATAAATTAACATTTATCGTCATATTTAATTGTTTTTAATTCTTGTATATATTGTCTAATTAATCCCCAATAAGATATCATATTATTTTCTGGATCAATTATATCTTTTATAATATTAGATTGTGTAACTATATATTTATTTTTGATAAATAATTCTAAAAATACTATACTAAAATATTCAATAAAATTAGGATCAGTAGAAATTATGTTATATGTAGTTTTTAGTTTATTATCAGTACATTGACTTATATATGTATTAATTTTATTTAATAATAATTGAGTATCTTTAATTAAAAATCTATTTTCTTTAGAATTTTTGTTTGGTAATGTGGAAGCATAATTATAAATTAATTTCATAAAAATAATAGTTTGTATAAATTGATTAGTTGTAATTTTACCTAATAAACGAATCATTTTAAATTTATCATTTTTACTTGTATATTTATAAAGTATTTTATTTATTAATTTATAATCTTCTGTCATAGAAATATCCATCATACCAATAATATCAATATTACTAATTAATTTAGAATTT